TAGTATTGACACACATACCGGATAATGCTGCAGGCACCAGTCCGTTACTAGCTGTAGTTGGATAAGATGATAAGCCTATTACAACATCAACAGCTGTGAGGGAGGAAGCTGTATTACCGTAAATACGACCGGTAGCGCCGTATGGAAAGCCTGTACCGGTAAGAGTTGGAAACCAGATCTGAAGACCAGAGAGAGGTGTTGATATAGGCCAGGTATTAGCGTTAGTGAAATCTAGTACTACGGGTCCAGTAACACCGAGTGGTGTTCTCACAGCATTGATAGCACTTGTTGCAGAATACGTAGTATAATTATCAACCACTCTTGCGCCCATTACACGGTTTCTAACTGAAAGAATTGGTTTTCTGTAAGCTGTACCAGGAACCACAGAAGCTGAAAGACTACCGTAGCTGTAGGTAAACCCGCGCTGGGCATCCCTGCCACCTTCAATAATAACGGAAACACCATAGTGATAGAATGTGCTAGGTGAATTAGCCGAAACATTACGCTGTTCATAGCGTACGGGTAAGTTACCTGTACGTGACCAGGGTTGAGTAATAGTATTACCGGACCCATATTCATGGAGAATAAAAGCTTCACCATTAATAAAGACCCCCCAACGAAGAGCTCCAGCTCCATACCAGGCATATTCCATCCATACCATCTGAATATTACTCCAGTTAATAGTATTTTTGAGGCCAAAAGGATCAGACCATTGTGAAAAATCAAACTTTACATCAGTTGGCAGTCCATTAATATCACTTCTCACAACAAAGTACATACCGTTAGGATTAGTATTTGTAGGAGTACCTTGTTCGACAAAGATACCATTTGCGTCATCAAAGAACCCTACTCTCTGATATTGACCGGAGAGAGCGCCTCCGAAATTACAGGCTGTTGCCATGAACATCGTCTTACCAGGCTGGTAGCGATGATAAGGGCGTGATTGACGAATGGAGACATCACCCAAGTTAAAAATCTTCATCTGTACACCACCGGATTGAGGGATCTGTTGAATAGTAGCAGCTCCATTCGTTACATTCTCCCAACGAAGGGGCTGAGCACCGTATTCAAAGTCAGCTTCATATACGTTTTGATGAGTAGTTACCTTGACACGATTGACAACATCCTTCGCCGACTTACTAAAAATTGTTGGGTTAGAGCCATCTGCTCTTATATTAGTTGGATAAGAAGCCTGAGCGTAAATCGGTACACCCTGATCATTACTAATATTAATGAACGAATTGCTCCATCCTAAGATTGGAGTTGCAGGTGGTGCTTGAAAATTAGGCGTTGCAGATAGCGTTGTTGACATAAATTTTAATTATTTATGTATTACGACTACAAACTCCATTATATTTTTTAGTATTTCTTTATCAGCTTTCCTTTAACTTTTAAAAAACCTTCAATCTTACCAGAGGCCTTTGGATAGTTTTCTTTAAACTTTTTAAAATCTGTTTGACGTTGTTTTGAACCTTTACCTGCCATAAAATTAATTAGTGTTTGGTTATTTTAGCTTCAATTTTATTTACCCACCAACGAGCTGAAGATCCACGTTTGTTATTCTTATTTAGCTTGCCCTCTGTAGTAAGCTCACGAAGAAGATAACCAGCACGAGAGGCATCGACGTTAAGCAGCGTGCAGATGTCTGAAACACTAAAGCGATCGTTGAGTTTAAGGATTTCTTCCTTATCTCTTTCCTTTCGCTCTGTCTTCTTATTCTTCTTCGGCTCACTATTATCTGCATTTGCGGCAATAGCAGTAAAATCGTATCCACGGCTAGTAAACGAGCAGGTATAGTCGATACCGGGACCGAAACGATTCTTAGAGAAATAGATCCTACGGAAGTCCGCAGACTCACCCATCTCGACGAACATATTCACGTCGACGGCGTAGGTAAGGTGATTGCTCCCGCGCATTACACCACCCTTTGTAAGGTGACAGATGATAATGACAGCGCACTCCGTCGCTTTAGCATGCTCAATAAGCTTCTCAATAGCGGTACGCTCGTCGAAAGTTCCCTTATCCATAGCTTGAAACGAATCAATAACAATAAGATCCATTCCATCCATAAAAGAGAGAATCTTGCTGAACTTTGACTCGTTGCAGATACCAACATCGTCGATACCGAGTCGGCGGCAGCTAAAAGCAACCTGATGAATGGACTCTTCAGCGCTGATGTAGCCAACGTTTTTACCATTCCTAGACATACCATCGAGGATCTGAAGAACCATCGTAGACTTACCAACGCCTGCTTTCGAGGACAATGTAGTACAAGAACCGGGTAGAATACCACCACCAAACATCTCATCAATCTCAGGAATATTCGAACGGATACGACGAAAGTAGATCTCAGGGATCTGAACGTCTTTAACAGGTGTAAACGAAGTAGATACAATATGATTAAGTTTCATGTTATTATTATGGTGGAATCTAAAAGGAATTACAAGCTTAAAGTCTCTTAAACTTTCCTTCGGCATCCTTTAGGTTCTGAAATGTCCATCCGGCGATGCCCCATTGAGAAGTAGATGGGTAAGCTTCACCAGGTGGTATCTTTTGACCGCCGAGCTCATAACCATTATGACGGTTGATTTTAACAACTTCATAGGTGTAGCTCTCTTGACCCTTCTTTGATTGCTCGAAGATCGCCTTATCACCAATACGCTTAAGTTGTTTATAAGTGAATCCTTTCTTTGTGAATTGTTTAGGTAGTATCTTCATGATTCTTCAATAGTAGATAGTTTTATTATGGAACGCAAGCTTATTTCCCGTTTATTTCTAGGGCACGCTTGAGAAAGTCTGTACCTAGAGCTATTGTGACATTGATAACACCAAGTTCCTTCCGAACGTCAGCGACACTCTTTCCCTGTTTAAGGAGAACGAGAGCGTCTCTACAAATATAATGTTTAAGAAACTCTTCTTTTGAACCGGTTTTCTTAGCCTTTTCTTCAAGATACTCGCTATTTGTAGGTCTCTCTCTCCCAGTAACAATACAGGTGAGGATATTAGGATCCTTGGTAATTGCTTTCTTAAAACGTTTATTAATTTCTTCGGCGTTTAGCATTTTTTTATAATAGAAAATTGTTTATAAAACTGCAATAAAAATGTTGCAAAAAAAGGACCGACCACTAAATCGTAGTAGCCGGTCCCTCTCATTGTTTAGTTAAGATTAAGCAACGGTAATTGCGTTAGTCTTGATGGCGCGAGTAATGTCACGCGCGTCAACGCGCTTGATAGAGCGCTTGAACTGATTGGTACGGTTAAGAACCTTAGCGCGCTTAACGGTAAAGCTACCATCACGGTTACGCTCCATAGTTACAAAGAATGTCTTCGGACGAAGATTCTTATTTGAATAATTGATCATTGTTATTTCACCTCCTTTCTTTTTGATATTTCAATAATGTCTACTAGTTTTAAGTAATCCACTATTAAATTTTTAAATCATCAGGTACTTTAATTTCCTCGGGTGCAGGGAGCATATAGCTATCAGTTTTTGCCTTTCTGCTCGTTCCCTTGCGCTTATAACCGATGAGATAGTATTTACCATCTTGCATTTTATTGATAACTGGAACAAGGCGTCCCTGTTTGACCAATTTCATAATATTATCTGGATTCATTTTTCCCATATACGTACAACTATTAGCTTCTTTAATTTGCTATATCCACTTAAATCTAGTAGCAGTCAGAATTTTCTGCAATCTTGACACCCTCATACGGAGCGACAACACGACGATAAAACTCTATCTTACAACACTCTAGTGCTCCTACTATCTCATTTAAAGTGTTGTAGCAAAGTTTATGATCATCAATGTATTGCTGACAAATCTTTGTAATAAGATAGTTTAAGTCTCCGGCGTTTTCAAGACTCGGAAGCGCTTTGAGGGTTTTTACAAATTTTGCTCTCTCTTCTTTTTTAATATAAGGCATAATTAAATGGTAAAATTAATATTTTTAAAAATCAAGCTGGAATTTCCTTTTTTGCCTACATAATATACAACCTATGAAACGAGCTAAGGTTAAAA